AATGCAGATGCAGCAAATGCAGGCGCAGACACAGATGCAGTCGCAACAAATGGCAGCACAGACCGCTCAGCAGAAGATACAGCTTGAGGCGCAAGCGAAGATGCAGCTTGAGCAGACCAAGACAGAGATGAGCATACAGCGACTTGACGCTGAGGCTAAGTACAAGTTAATGCTTATGGAGCGTGAGTTCGAGATGAATATGCAGCTACAGGGCATGACTCAAGAGCAATTGAAGCAGCGAGAGGAGATGAAGGAAGAGGCTAAAGGTAAGCGTATAGACAGGCAGAACACACAGCAGTCAAAGCTTATCGAGCAGCGTAAGAACAACCTTCCTCCAATGAGCTTTGAATCAAACGAGGACAGCTTGGACGGGTTCGACCTTGCTGAGTTCTCACCCCGATAAAAATAAAATCAATAATTTTGCATAAAATCAAATCAAAATGGCGGAATTTAAAGTAAGAGACCTCGGAGAGGTAGAGTCAAAGTCTGTTCAGGAAGTAGAGAAGGAGCTTCTCGAAAAGCATGAGCAGCAAATGAAAGAGGAGGAGCAGGCGACACAGGAGCCTGTTACGAATGAAGAGACTCCTGCTGAAGAGCAGAAGTTTGAAATAAAAGACGAAGACGTTCTTTCACATATTAAAGACCGATACGGTAAAGAGATAAACTCACTTGATGAGTTGTTCTCTGAAAGAGAATCATCCCCTGAATTACCAGAGGATGTTGAGGCTTTCTTCAAATACAAGAAGGAGACTGGTCGTGGTCTGAATGATTTCATGCAGTTGAATAAGAACTACGATGAGATGGATTCAGACGTGTTGCTTGCGGATTACTACAAGCAGACAGAGGAAGGTTTGGACGAAGATGACATCAACGATTTGATTGACTCAAAGTTCGGATACGATGAAGACCTTGATGACGAGTCGATTGTAAAGAAGCAGAAGTTAGCCAAGAAAAGAGAACTCAATAAAGCCAAGAAGTTCTTTAAGGAACAGCAGGAGGCATACAAGGTTCCGCTTGAGTCAAGCAAGGAGCCTGCTGACGCTAAGTACGATGAAGAGCTTAGGTCTTATCGAGATAAAATGAAAGAGGCTGAAAGTGTCGAAGCTGAGAACCAAAAGAAAAGAGAATGGTTCAGCAAGAAGACTGACGAACTCTTCAGTGACGAATTCAAAGGTTTTGAGTTCAATGTCAATGACGAGAAAATCACCTTCAAACCAGCGGATGCGGCAGAGCTTAAGAACAGTCAGCAATCACCGATGAACTTCATTAACAAGTACATTGGAGAGGATGGACTACTAAAGGATGCTGCGGGATACCACAGGGCTCTTTCAATGGCAATGAACCCCGACAAGTTTGCCAAGTTCTTCTATGAGCAAGGTCAAGCAGCAGCGGTCGATGGCATGGCGAAGAAGTCCAAAAACATTGATATGGACACTCGCAGAGCGCCAGAGGTCACTAAGAAGGGGGGAATGCAGGTACGATCAGTAAGTCAAGACTCAGGTCGAGGCTTAAAGATCAGAAGTAAACGAACATAAACATTAAAAAAAGAAAACATGGCTTTAAACCCATCACCAACATTTCAGTTGCAGCCAGCCCCAGAGCAAGTGGCATTGGAGAGCAACTACATTACAAACTTTGACTTCCTGAATCAGTATCTTCCTGATACTTACGAGAAAGAATTCGAGCGTTACGGAAACCGAAGCGTTGCATCATTCCTACGTATGGTAGGTGCTGAGATGCCATCTAACTCTGACCTTATTAAATGGGCTGAGCAGGGGCGTTTGCACACTAAGTATGTACAGTTAGGTACAGCTGCAGCCAACGGTGACGCAACCGCTATCTTCCAAGTTAACGACACGATTACAGGTAATATTGCTGTACGAGAAGGTCAAACTGTTCTATTATCTCAGACTGACGGATCAGGGATTAACAAGGCTATCGTAACGGCAACAGATCTTCCGAACGACCGTTTCACAGTGGCATTCTACGAGGTAGGGGGTTACGTTGGAGCAGGTGGTGGTGCTCTTGGAGATACCATCGCTGAGGTAATGATCTACGGATCAGAGTTCGGAAAAGGAACGAACGGTATGGAAGGATCGCTTGAGGCTGAAGATGAGATCTTCGACAACAAGCCGATTATCATTAAGGATCGTTACGCAGTATCTGGCTCTGACATGGCTCAGATCGGATGGGTTGAAGTAACAACCGAGAACGGAGCTACAGGCTACCTGTGGTACCTTAAATCAGAGCACGAGACACGTCTTCGTTTCGAGGATTATCTTGAGACGGCAATGATCGAAGCTGTTCCTATGGAGAACGCTACCAACGCTGCTGTAGCTGATGGTTCTAAAGGTCTATTCTACGAAATTGAGGATAGAGGAAACGTATTCGGTGGTGGTAATCCTACCACGCTTGCTGAATTCGATTCTATCATCCAGCGACTTGACAAGCAGGGGTCTATCGAGGAGAATGTTCTTTTCGTAAACCGTCAGTTCTCTTTCGACATTGACGATATGCTTGCTGCACAGAACTCTTACGGAGCTGGCGGTACATCATACGGATTGTTCGACAACGATGAGCAGATGGCATTGAACCTTGGATTCTCAGGATTCAGAAGAGGTTACGACTTCTACAAGACTGACTGGAAATACTTGAACGACCCAACCATGCGTGGTGGCCTTCCTTCTGGAGCGGTTAACGGTCTTCTTGTCCCAGCTGGTTCGACAACTGTTTACGACCAAGTTCTTGGAAAGAACGCTAAGCGTCCATTCCTACACGTTCGTTACAGAGCTTCAGAGACTGAAGACAGACGATACAAGACTTGGGTAACAGGTTCTGCTGGAGGCGCACGTACATCTGACCTTGACGCTATGGAGGTTCACTTCCTATCTGAGAGAGCTCTTTGTACGCTTGGAGCAAACAACTTCGTTATCTTCGAGGACTAATTGTAAATAACGAGGAGGGCGGCTTAATGCCGCTCTCCTTTTTTTCTTAACTCTAATCTAAATTCAAATGAAAACAAAAGAAGCACCACTGGTGGATAAACTTTACAAGCTAAGTAGAGATGTAGCTCCCCTATCCTACATCCTTCCATCACGAAACAGTCACAGACACCCTCTGATGTACTTTGATGGAACAAGCAACAGAGCGTTGCGATACTCACCAAACCAAAAGACACCATTCGAGGACGAACAGGACAAGAATGTTATTCTTGAGCCAATTATCTTTGAGGACGGATTCTTGAAGGTTCCAAAGACAAACCCTGTGCTACAGTGGTTCTTAGAGATTCATCCAGATAACGGAAAGAAGTTTGAGGTTGTTGACAATGAGAAAGACGCTGAGACAGAGCTTGAGGTAATGAATTACGAGGTTGACGCTCTTATTGCAGCAAAGCAGCTTGGATTGTCAGAGCTTGAGCGTATCGGCAGAGTAATCCTTGGACGTGATGTTACTAAGATGAGTACAGCTGAGCTGAAGCGTGATGTACTTGTTTACGCAAGAAGAAACCCAAAAGAGTTCTTGAACACGCTGAACGACCCTATGACAAACATGTCGGCAACAGTGGCATTGATGTTTGATAAAGGACTTCTCGGGTACAGAGCAGGCAAGGATGTACACTTCAACCTTCCAAACAACAAGAAGCGAATGCTTACGGTTCCTTACGGTGAGGACAGAGACTACATTGTAGCCTCATATCTACAATCGGATGAGGGACTTGAGACGTTCAAGCTCCTTGAGCCTATGTTAGAAGATTGATTATCTTTGTGCTTTACTAACCTGCAAAATTTTTTATCATGCAAAAGTTTTTAGAATTTCCTATTACAGCAACAGGCGAGACAGCTCAATTAGTTGCCATTAACGGTGTTGTTCTTGTAGAGCAAGCTTCAACCACTACGGTTACACTTACTTACGGAGGAGCTGCGGCTCAGGACGTGGTGACAATTACTTTGGGTGCTGCTATGGCGGCTAACGATGTAACAGTTAGAGACAGAGTTCAAGACAGCATTATTGATGCGCTTCAAACATCTTGGGTTAAGCCAAAGAAAGAAGTTAGCTTAGCTGGACTTGAGGATGCTTCTGGAGATCCTGTAACAATTACTGGAATCGCAATAGCATAAGGACTATCTTTTCCCCGACTAACCCCTTGGGTCACTGCTAACGCACACTCAAGGGGTTTTTTATATTCACTATCTTTGTGCTTATGGTCAGTATCAACGATGTAAGGGAAACAGTTCTTGCAATCTGCAATAAGAACAACTACGGATATATCTCACCAGATGATTTCAATCTATACGCCAAGCAGGCGCAGCTTGAGGTCTTCAATGAGTATATGAGTAAGTATAACTACTACATTAACCTTGAGAATAATCACACATCAGGAAGCGACCTCGCAGACCTTGCTGAAAGTGCAAGAGAGTCGATTGAGGTGTTTATAAACGGCACAACGCTTGCGTTCAGTTCTTTATCTGGCATATACTCAGTGTTTACAGCCCCATCAGACTGGTATCACATAAACACGATAACTTACGAGATTCAGACAGGTGTCTTTGTTGAGGTTGCAAAGGGGAGTAGGCTGGACATTACGAGGCTTGTGAACTCAAACCTTACAGCGCCATCAGAAACATACCCAGTGTATGTTATGGGACAAAGCAACTCAATAGCAATAGTTCCGAACAGTATAGACAACACAGCAAACGTAGAGTGCGTATACGTAAGATACCCAGTAGACCCAGTATGGGACTACGTGAACCTTACGAATGGAGAGCCGATGTATAATGCAGCGGGATCTGTAGACTTCGAGGTGGCAGAGGATGATGAGCCGACACTTGTAAATAAGATACTTGAGAAAGCAGGGTTGTCAATAAGAGAGCCTGAAGTGTACAAGACGGCAGCAGTAAACGATAATCAGCAACAATAATGGCGTACCTAACGGGATATCAGTATTACGAGAACAATGGTAACACACCGATTGATGCTAACTGGGGTAGTTATCAGTACGTTGGGTTGAATGATATAGTCAACAACTTTATGCTGATGTATCAAGGTAATCATGAGATTATCAATAACATCAATAGGTACAAGGTTCTGTTCCACGCGAAGAGGGCTATACAGGAACTTAACTACGATGCGTTCAAGGAGATAAAGGCACTTGAGCTGAACGTGTGCGACAACCTACGATTCATACTTCCTCCAGACTATGTGAACTGGGTAAGGATATCTGTATATAAGAATGGTGTCCTGTATCCCTTATCTGAGAATATTCAGGTCAATGGCGCCAAATCATACCTACAGGCAAACGACTGTAGCATTCTTTTTGACCAAGACGGTAATATCTTGGAGGCTAGTCAGTCACAGCTTGACTTTGACAGGATAACAGGGGTGCAAAAAAGCATCTACCTTAACGAGAGCAGCATATACAACGGTTCTGAGGGATATTTCTACGAGAACCAGTGGTACTTTGACTTCCAAGTTGGGGCAAGATTCGGATTGAACACGGAAACGGCAAACGCCAACCCTACGTTCAGAATTGACAAGAAGGGTGGTGTCATCAACTTCAGCTCTGGCGTTGCTGGTGAACTTGTCATTCTTGAGTACGTGAGCGATGGTATGGAGGGAGGTGATGATAGTGCTGTATCCGTACATAAATTCTTTGAGG